CGAATGGGACCCGGGCTGGCGCCGCTACGTGCGCCGGTATCGGGAGCTGTACCTGTCCACCGGGCGGAAGAACGGCAAGTCAGAGCTGATCGCCGGGCTCATGCTCTACCTGCTCTGCTCGGACGGCGAGGAGGCCGCCGAGGTCTACGGGCTGGCCCTGGACCGCGACCAGGCCGCCCTCGTCTACAACGCCGCCGCCCGGATGGTCGCGCTGTCCCCCCTGCTGTCGCGGCGGCTGCGGACCTGGGCAATCGGCCGCATCACGTACGAGCCAACCGCGTCGTTCTTCGCCATCATGGCCGGGGACGCGCTGGGCGCCCTGGGCCCCAACCCGCACGCCGCCTACATCGACGAGCTGCTGACCCAGCCGAGCCGCGATCTGTACGACGCGCTGCGCACCGGGTTCGGCTCCCGCTCGCAGCCGATGATGGTCCTGGCCACGACGGCCGACAACGACCCGGCCGGGTTCGCCGCCGCCGAGCGCGAATGGTCCGAGCAGGTGCTAGCCGATCCGGGGCTGGACCGCCGCCGCCTGGTCGTGCTCTACGCGGCGCCGAAGGAGTGCGCGCCGGGCTGCGCTGTCGAGCACACCCACGTCGTAGCGCCGTGGGACGACCCGGCCACCTGGGCGCTGGCCAACCCGGCGCTGGGGGACTACTTGGACCCCCGCATCCTGGCCGACGAATGCACCAAGGCCAAGGCGAACCCGGCCGCGCGGCGGGCGTTCGAGCAGTTCCGGCTCAACCGCCAGTCGGACCAGGCCGGCCGGGCCATCGACACGTCGGTATGGGATGCCAGCGCCGGGGCCGTGCCGCACACCCAGCTAGCCGCCGCCCTGGCCGGCCGGTCGTGCTTCGCGGGGATGGACCTGGGCAGCACGAGCGACCTCGCGTCGTACTGCCTGGACTTCCCCGCCGCCGATGGCACCCATGACGCGCTGTGGCGCGTGTTCGCCCCCGAGGCCGCGCTGCCCGAGCTGGACCGGCGCACGGGCGGCCGGGCCCGGGTCTGGGCCGCCCAGGGGTGGCTGACCCTGACCGAGGGCAACGTGATCGACTACGAGGCGATCAAGGTCGCGCTGCGGGCCGACGCCGAGGTCTACGACATCATCGAAATCGGCTACGACCGCTGGGGCGCCACCCAGCTCTCGACGCAGCTCACCGAGGAGGGCTTCCCGCTGATCCAGACGGGCCAGGGCTTCGCCACGATGAGCGCGCCGACGAAGGAGCTGCTGCGGCTGGTAGCGGCCGGGTGGTACCGGCACGGCGGCTCGCCGCTGATCCGCTGGCAGGCCGGGAACCTGGTCACCAGGGTGGACCCGGCCGGGAACCTGAAGCCCGACAAGGCCCGCTCCCCCGACAAGATCGACTCCATCGTCGCGTCGATCATGGCCCTGGACCGGGCGCTGCGGCACGTGCCCGCGCAGGAGGAGGACTATGCGGCGGCGGGCTGGTGAGCCTACGCTGCCGGGTTAGGGGTTCATGGCCAGGCCCGGCGCCCAGGGCTGGCCCGTGCGGTGGGCTGGAGGGCGCGTGTCCGAGCTGGACGACTGGCGGACAGAGGCCGGGCGGCACCTGGACTGGCAGGCGGGCCGGGCCCGCGCTTACCTCGGGTATTACCACGGCGAGTCGCAGGTCATCGCCCTCATGGAGCAGGAGGAGCGGCAGGCGTTCCGCCGCCTGCTGGACGAGAGCCACGCCAACTGGGCCGAGCTGGTCATCAAGGCGGTAGCTGAGCGGCTGACCGTGGCCGGGTTCCGGTTCGGCGCCAGCACTGACCAGGCGTGGCTGATCTGGCAGGCGTCACGCATGGACGCCGATCACAAGCTCGTCCAGAATGACGCGCTGGTGACCGGGCACGGCTTCGCCCTGGTGCAGCCCGACGAGGCGAACCCGACCGGGGTCAGCATCACGGCCGAGTCGCCGCTGGAGGCGACCGTGCTGTACGCCCCGGGCAGCCGCCGCCGCCGCGTAGCCGCCTACAAGCGGTTCATGGACGACCCGGGCGACCCGGGCGGGCAGACCACCGAAGTGCTCATCCTGCCCGACGTGATCGCCACGTGGCGCGGCGCCGGGGGCGAGCCCGAGCTGGCCCCGAACCCGGCCGGGCTGGTAGGGATGATCGAGATTCGCCCGCAGCCCGAGACGATGGGCCCTCCGCGGTCGGAGCTGGATGGGGTCATGAGCACCCTGGACCGCATCCATACGACGATCTTCAACCGGATGGTGGCCACCGACTACGCCGCGTTCCGGCAAGCCTGGGCCACGGGCGTGAAGCTGGCCCGCCGCACGATCACCGACGCCGAGGGCGGCGAGCATCAGGAGCTGGTGCGGCCCTACGACGTGGGCGCTAACCGGCTGCTCATCAACGAGAACCCAGACGGCCGGTTCGGCTCCTTCCCCGAGTCCACGCTGCGCGGCTACTTGGACGCCGTGGAGCAGGACGTTCACACCATGGCCGCGATCAGCCAGACGCCGCCCCACTACCTGCTCGCCACGATGGTCAACCTGGCCGCCGACGCGATCAAGGCCGCCGAGGCCGGGCTGGTGTCCAAGTGCGCCCAGCGGGCCCTGTTCATCGGGGAGGACTGGGAGGAGGTTGCCCGGGTGGCGCTGACCCTGGTCGGGGACCCGGGCGCCGCCGACGTGGAGGGCGAGGTTGTGTGGCGCGACTGGGAGACGCGCAGCCAGGGCCAGCTCGTAGACGCCCTGGTCAAGCTCGCTACCATCGGGGTGCCCCGCGAGGTCCTCTGGGAGCGCGCCGGGGCCAGCCCGCAGGAAATCGACCGCTGGCGGGACATGGCCGCCCGTGAGGCCGCCGCCGCGCCACCGGCCCCGGCCCCAGCCCCGGCCCCGCCCGCCCCAGCGCCCGCCTAGCCGCCCTCAGATCGGATGCCGGAATGGGAAGCCCACCAGAGCCAGCCGCCCCCCCAGCGCCGCCCCCAGCGCCCCCAGCAGGCGGGCCCGCGCCTGGCGCCCAGCCCCCGGCCCCCCCGGCGCCGGGCAACGGGCAGGTGCCCCCAGCCCCGCCAGCCCCGGCCGCCGACAGCCCGGAGGCGCGGCTGGCCCGCGCCGAGGCCGCGCTGGAGCAGGAGCGGGCGCAGCACCGCACCGCCCAGCAGCAGCTCGCCCAGCTCCGCAGGGAGGGCATGACCGAGCAGGAGCGGCTCGTGGCCGAGGCCAAGGCGGCAGGCAAGGCCGAAGCGCTGGTGGCGGCCGGGCTCCAGGTCGCCGCCGCCGAGTTCCGCGCCCTGGCTGCGGGCAAGCTGGCCGACCCGGCCGCCGCCCTGGAGGACCTGAACCTCGCCCGGTTCGTAGCCGAGGACGGCACGGTCAACAAGCGCAGCCTGGCCGCGATGGTGGACCGGCTGGCCGCCGCCGCCGCCCCGGCCGCGCCCAAGCCGGGGAGCATCCCGGGGGGCCCGCACGGCGCGACCGGCGAGACCGACTTCATCCGGCAGGCGATGGGGCGTCCTGGCGGCTAGAAGGCAGGGCGGTTAGGCTGGCGCCGATGCCCGTGCAGCGCGAGGCGGCGGGCAGCCGGTAGCCGAACCCGGGGCGCCGGGTGGGCGTGCAGCGCGATGCGGCGCCCCCAGCGCGAACAGCGGCACCCCCCCTGTTCCTGCCTGCCCCGGAAGGGGGCGCCTCGCGCCATGGCTCTTTCCGATTTCAGCGGTGTCATCCCGCCCGAGCAGTCCAGCCAGATCATCCAGGAGGCCATCCGGCAGTCGGCCGCCCTGTCGCTGGGCACCCGCGTGCCGATGGGCACGAAGATCAACAACCTGCCGGTCCCGTCCGTGCTGCCCACGGCGTCCTTCGTCACCGCCGCCACGGGGCGGAAGCCCTACACCGAGGTTGGGCTCAAGCCCGAGACCTTGACCGCGGAGGAAATCGCCGCCGTCATCGCCATCCCCGACGCCATGATCGAGGACGCCACCCTCAACCTCTGGGCGTTCGCCCGGCCGCTGCTCTCGCAGGCCATCGCCATCGCGGTCGACAACGCCGTGTTCCACGGCATCGGCACCCCGGCCACCTGGCCAGCGGGCGGTCTGTGGAACAACGTCAACTCCGGGGCGCCCATCGCCCCCGTGCTGGACGCGGTGGAGACGATCAACCAGGCCATGGGCGCGGTGGAGGCCCGGGGCCTGGTCGTGAACGGGCACGCGGCCGACACCGGGGTCCGCTCGATCCTGCGCGGGGTCCGTGCCAGCACCGGCGAGCTGCTGCTGGGCGAGACCCAGGTAGACGGCTACTCCCGGCCGAGCATCTACGGGCTGCCCGCCGCCTACACCCAGTTCGCCACCGGGGCCCAGGGCCTTAACGTGGCGGACTTCCTGACCGGCGCCTTCCAGTATCTGGTGATGGGTGTCCGCTCTGACGTGCGGTTCCTCATCGACCCCTCGGGCGTCATCGCCAGCACGGACGGGCAGCAGGTTCTGGTCAGCGGCTTCCAGGACAACGTGACCCCGATGAAGGTCTGGGCCCGGTTCGGCTGCGTCGTCATCAGGCCGGTGACGCCGCGCGCCCCCGCTGGCGCCGTGCCGTTCGCCAAGACCAAGCTCATCGGCGCCACCTACCCCGACCCCGCCGACGAGGGCGGCAGCGCCCGGGCCAAGAAGTAGGCCGCAGCCGTGACGGGCATCGCCTGGCAGAAGTGGGCGCCCCCCTTGGAGCCGCCCACGGCTGGCGGGCTGCCCGAGGAGGAAGCGCAGCGCATCGCGGACGCCTACTGGGACGACGACCCGCACCTGGCCGCCGCCCTGATGTGGGAGGCGTACGCCGCGATCCTGCCCCCGACCCCGACCGTGGCGCAGGTCGCCACGGGCTCCCAGTCCGTGAGCTACTCCCCGCCCCGCCCGGGCGGGGAGTACGGGACGGCTATCGCCCGGGCCGAGTGGCACCGCTCGTTCCTGGGCACCCTGGCCAGC